ATGCGCTTCCACGGTTACGAAGACGTCGAAGTCAACTGCGAACCAAAGGAAAGAAAGTATTTCCAATGGGGCGAAGTGATGCTGATGTTCACACACGGCAACACCGGTAAGAAGCCGGACTACCCGCTGACAATGGCGCAAGAAGAGAAGCAGATGTGGGCAGACACTACGTTCCGCGAGTGTCACACTGGACATATCCATCAGACGATGGTACAGGAATATCATGGCGTACGAGTACGCACGTTACCGGCGCTGTGCGAACCCGATGCGTGGCATGCTGCGAATAACTACGTCGGCAACATCAAGACGGCTGAGTCGTATGCATGGAACAACATCCTGGGCCTGATAAACATGGCCTTCTATAACGCAGACTAAAAGGAAGAACAAATGGCATTAGTAGCCTTTCAACTTACAGCAACCGGTACGGCGCAGCAATTTCCCAGTAACCCGGTACTCAATTCTATTACCCTCGCTGGTAAAGCCGGTAACTCGGCTGCTATATCAGTAGGCTCAACAGCGGCAGTAACGGCCAGTACTGGTTTCCTTCTAGGGGCCGGAGTCACAGTCACGATCCCTTGTCGTTCAGGTAACACAAATGAGATTTGGATTATCGGTACTGCTAATGACGTAGTTTCTATAATCGAGGCTTGACAAATATAGTCCTATGTGGTAGAGTAGTTACATGGGACTATCTTACTCAGAAGAAAAACCTACCGTTGGACAGATCGTAAACCACGACGGTAAGACTTATAAGGTCACCAAGATGACGAGTACGGCCATTGCGGTCGAGCGTTACTTCTGGTGGGACAGGCTGTACGACCGTTTCATCAGGAGACCGGATGAGGATTCATAAGTTTTTCCCGAACGAGGAGTACAAACTAGCGTTCGCGGAGATTGAAATAGGCTCACTGATTGACATTGACGGGCAGCTCCATATCCTCGTCGGTGTCGATCCTTGGTGCGGCTATGTCGTACGGTATACGTGGTGGTACGAATTACTAGACCGCCTTGGATACTGGATAGCAGACAAGACAAACCGTGGGTATCGTGGTTTCGTAGAGAGACGTCACCTTGTCAGATAGCAAAATGGATGGAGGTCCATGCCACACCTACCAACTGAAGCGGCAGCTCGAAAGGCTATACCGCTTTACTCAGGATTGATGAAGTATTTTCCAGATGCATTAGCTGCCGTAGCATCGCTTTCGTACCAAGGTAATTTACAGCATAATCCAGGGCAACCTTTACACTGGTCACGTGATAAGTCTAGCGACCACCACGATACCCTCATGAGGCACCTACTAGAGGCCGGAACAGTGGATATCGACGGCCATCTTCACTCTACGAAAGCAGCCTGGAGGGCTCTGGCTGCTTTACAAATCGAGATTGAAAGTAATAATAATAAGAACCCAGAAGCCGCAGCAATTGGTCAAGACATAAACGACGATGATGTCCCGTTCTAAAAGGAAATCAAAATGAGACTACCGAATAAGCTGCCGCAATTCGTAAAGTTGACCGATGAGGCTAACGCCGCACTCCGTCGCAAACAGATAACAGGCAAGCGTCTGGTGAAGTTCCTCATCAGTAATGATGAGAAAGATATGCCGCTGTCTCATGAAGTCCGGCAGATGGCCGCACTGCTCTTGAATGAGCGTGGGTTCATCTTAGAAAGCCCGAAGGATAGAAACAGATTATGAATCCAGTCTATTGTAGGCAGCTAGAAGATAAGAGCGGCTATGGCGTGTTTCAGGGTATCATTCGTCACAGCAAAGCACATGGACCCGTTCTCGATGAGAAATGGGAACTATGCCTGGGCGTCGGTAAGACTGCAAGGGCAGCATGGAAGGACTATGAACAAACCAATTGACAAGAACCTGCCCAAGGCAGCAGCTTATGCACACAAGCCGGACGTGTCTGTCCTTCAGGAGTTCTTTGACGAGAAGCCCGAGGGCTCTGTAAAGATCGACGGTAAGACTGTGAAGAGCCGTTTCAATCCTATCGAAGAGCCTAGCAAGTACAACTGCCAGTGCGGAGACCCATCGTGCAGCAGCTAGTCAAGGTCAAGATGTTTGGTTCAGCTATGGAACTTGAATTGTTCCTAAATGATCTAGCTAACGACCCGAACAATAGATGGAACATGGAGTTCCTTACGGAAGTCTCTGGACACTATACGGGCACGTTTTACTATCAGGCACCCGCCGCACCCGTTGCACCGACGTACGGCCAAATGAATGCGACTACCTACCTCCCCTCACTAAACACGTGAGGGGCGTTTTCTAGTCTCAGGAGAAGAGATGCCAAGAGGTGTACCTATCGATCTGATAGGTAGGAAGTTCAGTAGACTGATCGTAATTGAAAAGGCCACTATGCCTAACGGTAAGTGTGGCCTAAGATGTCTGTGCGATTGTGGTTCCTATAAGAACGTAACATCAAGTAATCTGATCTCCGGCGATGTGAGAAGCTGCGGGTGTCTTTTTAGAGAACAACCAAACCAGTTACGTCACGGTCATGCAAGAGCCAAAGATCACAGCAGCGAGTACAATAGCTGGTGCGCGATGAAAGGCCGTTGCCTCGATCCTAAAAATCGAGCCTATCATCACTACGGTGGCAGGGGTATCACAATATGTGAAAGATGGTTAGTCTTTGATAATTTTCTAGCGGATATGGGTCAAAAACCTACTAAGCTTCATACCATCGACCGTATCGAAGTGAATGGAAACTACGAGCCGACTAATTGTAAGTGGTCCACCCGTAAAGAGCAAAGACTGAACCAAAGAAAACTCGCACGAATAGAAGACTTCACGATAGAAGAACTAGTCGCCGAGATAGAAAAGAGACGGCATGACCTCAGCAATTGAAACCTCTGTGAAGACAGATGTAACAAATACGAAGAGTTGGCTTGTACAGCATGAGCGACTTATCATCGTCGTCCTGGCAATCGTCGCGCTTGTCTTCGTCGGTAATAAGATTCTCGACAACCAAGCCACGCACGACAAGGCCGTCTCGGATGCTGCCGTTCAGCAGCTCAACGATACGAAAGCTCAGAACGCGGCGATCCTTGCCCAGGTCCAAGCTCAGGGTCAGCAGTACCAACAGCTCGTGGCTCAGCTTGGCGCGCAGAATGCCCAGCTTGCTGCAAGCATCCAGACACGCACAGTTGTCCTTCAGCAGCAGGTAAAGTCGGACGCGACCCTCCCCATGCCGGACCTCGGCAACCGCTGGGCACAACTGGCTAACATCAAACCCACAGATATCACTGCGACAACTGCCGGTATCACGGTTACACCTGTCGGGGCTTTGCAAACCACGCAGGCACTTGAACAGATACCTACCCTCCAGGCCAATGTCAGTGATTTGCAGCAAACTTCTGACAATAAGGATAAGGAGATCGCATCGGCAGACGATCTAATCACCGGACTTCATACCCAGGTGACAGGGCTTCAGACTCAACAGGTCGAAGCTGAAAAGACATGCAAGGCAGAAATCTCCACTGTGAAGGCCCAGGCGCGAAAAGGCAAGTTTAAGGCGTTCTTGTATGGCGTAGGCGTAGGCGCTGGAGTAACTGTTGTATTTGTATTACACGCTGTACTGTAAAGGAACCACATTGCAACAAATGAGTGTATTCGCTGAAACGATCATGCTCCAAAAGTATGCTCAGATAAAATTAGACGGCAACAAAGAAACATGGTACGACATAGCCCATCGAGTAGCACGAAATGTCCTCTCCGCTGTGGGAGCATCTGAAGAAACTATTCAGATTACAGCCAAAATTATCTACGAACGAAAGTTCCTTCCAGGTGGTCGGTATTTATACGCCGCAGGTAGAGACTTCCATCAGGTTCAGAATTGCCTTCTCATGCGCGTGGAAGACTCGCGCGAGGGATGGGCAGATCACCTTCAGAAGTGCGCCATGGCCCTTATGACCGGAGCAGGTATCGGTATCGAGTATAGCCTTGTCCGTGAAGAAGGCTCTATCATTAAACGCACAGGAGGCTTTGCTACCGGACCTTTGGCCCTTATGGAAATGACCAATCGTTGTGGCAACGGTATTATGCAAGGCGGATCACGCCGCTCCGCAATCTGGGCCGGACTCAAATGGTCTCACCCCGATGTACTGAAGTTCATCAAGATGAAAGATTGGTCGCCGGAAGTCAAAGCACTTAAGGCGCAAGACTTTAACTTTCCAGCTCCTATGGACGGTACGAACATATCAGTAGGTCTCGATACAGAGTTCTTTATTGCGTACAACAATACGCATCATCCAAAGCACGAGGTAGCGCAGAGGGTCTACTGGGATACCGTTAGACACATGCTAGAGACTGCCGAGCCTGGATTCTCTGTTGACTGTGGCGAGAACGAGGGCGAAGACCTACGCAACGCCTGCACAGAGATTACCAGCCGCGATGATTCTGATATTTGCAACTTGGCTTCAATTAACATGGCGCAGATTACAAGCCTAGAAGAAATGGCATATGTCACTAAATATGCAACAGAGTTCCTTCTAGCAGGGACAGTCTACAGCGATATTCCTTACGCTAAGGTGGCAGAGGTCAGGTCTCGTAACAGACGACTAGGACTTGGATTAATGGGCCTGCACGAGTGGTTACTTAAGAAAGGCCTACCGTATGGCCCTAGTGACGAACTGGCAACCTATCTAGATGTGTACGAAACATCTACTGACATTGCTAACGTCGCTGCCGATGCTCTTGGAATATCCAGACCAATTAAGACCAGAGCTATTGCCCCTACAGGAAGTATCGCTATTGTAGCAGAAACTACTGGCGGACTTGAGCCCCTATTCTGTGTTGCCTACAAGCGAAGATACCTTAAAGGTGGAGAATGGGTGTACCAGTACGTTTTGGACCCCACAGCTAAAAGGCTGATAGACGCTGGAGTTAATCCTGCCTCTATTGAGGACGCCTACACGCTGGCACAGACACCAGAGCGACGTGTGGCTTTCCAGGTGTGGCTACAAAGATGGGTAGACCACGGTATTAGCTCTACACTAAATTTACCGGCATGGGGCACAGAGTACAACAACGAGAGCCTTGTTAAAGGTTTTGGAGATATGCTTATGAAATATCTTCCCAAGCTAAGAGGATTTACTTGTTATCCAGATGGGTGCAGGTCCGGTCAACCATTCAGTGTGGTATCGTACAAGACAGCTATGAAACATAAGGACGAAATATTCATGGAGCAGATGGACATTTGCTCACTGACTGGCGGAGGAAGCTGTGGGTCTTAGACTAGAAGATGCGATCAGGTGTGAGTCCATCCCTCGAAAGACGGATGGACGCCTATAGACTGGCAACCTTACGGGACAGTCAATGGAGAATACGTGTCGCGAGCATACTATCTGGATCGCAAAGATGGATCTAAAGGTTATAGCAAAGATAACTGCGTAGTGTGCTGCTCTTGGTGCAACATATTCAGAAGGGACTTTTTAACCTACGAAGAAATGAAGGCTGCAATGTCCGCAGTCATGAAAATTAGAGCAAACAAACGCCCCTCCGACTAATAATCGAGAGGGGCTATTTTTTTGTCTATTTAGCTCTCATTGACCATCTATCCCTGGCCTACAGTCGGTAAATAATGACACTTCAGCGGAGCGTATACCGGCGTTCCATGCTAGGTGGCACGCGTACTTGAACTGCCAGAACTCTTCAGGCTTTAGTAAGCCCTTAGTATGTCCTAAAGCCGACATAAACCAAGTCTCGAAATTCATCGGCCAGTCTCCTTGTGCCAGTTGTAGTGTACTGCCGGATCACCACCTACTACCGCCCCGCAACGTGGACATAAAAGAACGGTAGTAAGTACACCATTGTACACGTCTTTGAAGGTGGATGTTTTCCATTCTCCTTTGATGTAGTTGAGCTTGAGGAAGTCGGCGAGAGGTAGTAGCTTCTTAGTCATGTCAGTATCATTTCATGATGGAACCATTTTGTCAAGTCTTTTGTAAAGGGAACTATAATGCACAAAAAGCCAGAGGCTTGAGCCCATGGCTTCCCGTTATGACTGTCACTATACCGATGCTCCATACATCTTACCGTCTCCACCAGGCCCATCGTTCTTCCGTAGATGGATCACTGTGGGATCGTGCTTGATCCTGTACTGTTCATTGCAGGCTGCTGCGTTTACGAAGACCGTTCCGTACTTGGCCGTCTCGTAGCCTGCCCCAGCGTGGATATGACCGAATACATGGATCAAAGGCTTGATCTGCTGGACGCGTTCAAGGAGAAGCTTATCCCCCACGCGCTCCACACCGCCTCCAAGCCGTCCCACCCAGTCCCGTATACCGTACGGAGGACCGTGCGTTACCAAGATGTCAGTGTCGTCAGGAATTTCGCTCCAGATCTGACGCAGCTCGTCGCCGTCCCTGGGAAGGTTGAACGCCCAGCCTCCGAACTCAGGTTGCCAAGGAGAGCCGTAAATCTTCAGCCCTTCGACGACGACCGGCATATCTCTTAAGTACGTTGCGTTGGTCAGCAGACTCTCCGCCTCGACAGGAAGATTCTGAAATAGGAAGTCATGATTTCCAGCGACGATAATCTTGTGCTTGTGTGGCAGCTCGCCTAGCCATGCGTTGAAGTCCTGCACAGACTTGACGGTGTTCTTATCAGAGCCCTCGCTGAAGTCTCCCGAGTGGATGAAGATGTCACCGTCAGGTACGATGAGCTGCCGGTGCTTCTCATGGGTGTCACTCGTCATCACTACTCGTAGGCTAGTCATTTGGTCTTCGCTTCCTTACGTTGTCTACTCGCGTACCGGCATCCAGGCCGTACTCCAAAGCCTCTTCGATTAGGATGCGTACAGATTCCTCGTTGTGCTCTTCCATCATGAGGGAGTCGGTGTCAACGTGCAGCGTTACGACGTATTGGCTCATCTATTGTCTCCCTCACTCTTGATGACACCGCGTGCCTTGCGGTCATAGAGTTTGTCTATGTTCGTCTGGGCAGCGTGCTCCAGTGTTATGCCCAGCTCTGTACACATCTGCTGTAAATACCAAAGATTATCGCCGATCTCTTTCTCGATGGCATCTTTCTGATCCTGAGAGAGAAGACTGCCGGACGTGATGCCGAGATTGCGCCAAAGTTTTTTTACCTTGCCTAAGATTTCTCCAGCTTCCTCTCCGCAGCCGATGGCTGGATATAAGAGGTTACCACCCATATCTGGATAGTCGGCAGTTGCTCCTGCTAGTTCCTGATACTCATTCAGTGTCATTTACAATCCTCGGTCTGCAATGTACTGCGCCAACGTCTCGAAGGCCTCGGTCAACGTGGACCCGCTTGCCTCGATCTCGTACTCGCCTTCGATGTGAAACTGCGTGTTCAAGATGAACTCATCCCGCCCGTCGTCATAGCGTACTGTTACGCTTCTCTCTATGGCTGGCATGTTATCCCTCGAACTCTTTGATCTCTGCGTTGCGACGATTCTGAAGACCGGCATTTACCGTTCCCTTGACGAATACCCAACGGCTAAACTGCTCTTCTGCCATAGTAAAATTACGCGCGTTGACGGCGGCAAGTAGTGACGACGTTACGAAAGCGTGAGCACCGACGTTGAAGGTGAAGTCGACCAGCGAATCGAACTGGTTCTGCGTAATCGGTACGTTGACGTACGTGTTGACGGTAGCTACTGCGTGAGCTATGTCCATGCGGAGATAGTCTACTGCTTGCTCAGCCGTAATAACCATCCCTTTGTAAACGCCCAGCGTGTGACCGTAGCCAATCGTGTAGACATACCCCTGGTCGGGGTAGGCTACGAGTCTAAGTGCCTCAGCTCGTTCTGTTAGGGATAGTCCTGTGTCGCTATAGACCATCCACGGATTTTGTGGCATAAATTATCCTTATTTAATACGTATTTAATACTTCAAAAGCTCGCGGCGGAGGTAAGGACTGCTGCGGCACCCCAGTAAATGCAGTGCCGCCAGTCTCGATAGCATCCGTACACGATTGACGCCACTACATCAGAGGCCACTAGAAATATAGGCATCCAAAGCTTAGGCGGGATCGTCATGTTCACGCAGCCACCTCTACAGGCTCCTCAGCCTTTACCTTGGTCCGAGTGACCTTGGCTTTCTTCTTGCAGTTCGAGCAGCGCCATGAGCCAAGGTGCCCTTCGCGATCCTTGAACTCTTTATCGTAGTCCACGAGGAGAGGCTTCTTCAGTGCAGCCACGCCACAGCAGACACTCGTGTAGTTGAACACCGGCTTCCCAGGTGCTACGACCTTGCGGACAGGTTTGTTGCTACGCTTTGACGCCTTCGAATTGTATTTGCTCTGAGCCACGGAGTCTTCTTTCTGGTTAGAGTTGCGTTGTAGTTTTCTCTTCTGGAGTGCAATAACAGACTCCATTGTTATATTGACGCCAGGGACAGAATTTGTCAAGTAGCCAAAAGCCCCATGACCGTTCTTTTACACCTGTACGAACAATTGTCCAGACGGGCGTCTTGTCTTTAAGAATGACGCGGTGCCTCCAGACTGCTGGTCGCCGTAGGACGCTTAAGCGGCGATAGAACTTGCGAATACGCAATTCGCCGACACCGTGGTCGTACATCATGTAAGGATCATCGCCCTTAGTCCAAGCCGTAGCTGGGGTGATAGTTGGATCATACGGCGTTTCTTCCCAATAGCCGCGCGTAAGGATCAGGCTAGTGTATCGCCACGGATGATCGTGGAGGTGAGGATCGCTATCTCCTAAATAGAACTTGTGAAGGTAAATGCGACCCTTCCCTTTGTTCTTACCGAAGTCCTTGTCGCGCGGGTAGATAAGGAACCGGCGCAGATAGATCACGCCCGGCTCATCGTCGCGCTCGATGTCGACGTAAGGGAATAGCTCAGTCATCGTGAACTCAAAGATACCGAGGCCATGCTCTTTGGCGAGAAGGTTCAGGGCAATGATGGCTGGAATAGCCATAAGGATAAAAAGGATAAAAATATACACTAATTCGACAATCATTTACCTGCCTCCAGTCTATCTTTGAATATAACTTTTCCGCCCTGGATAGTGATAGCTGGTCCAGGTGTGTTCATGATACCGGCTAAGACGTTGGCTGTGCGAAGATCCATGTCGGCCTTCAGGACAAATCTCTGCTCCGTATCGCGGACGAGGAAGACGATCATGTCGGATCGGGTTATTGGTTCGACTACGTATCTCATGCCTTCTTCTCCTTAGATAAGGTTTCCTTTGCCTGACGGTGAACCTGTTCGGGCGTTCCATGGAATCGGAAAGGAATGTTGCGGATCTTATAGGTGCTAAAGTTATGATAGTCCTGCCACTCACTACGCGGCGGTACTGTGGGGTAATGAATGTCATCTGGCATAAATACAGCCTACCACTATTCCGGTAGGCTGTCAAGGTTTATTTGTTGCCTTTTTGATCTATTTCAGTGCCTCTTGAACCTTCTTCCTACGTGCGGCCAGAAGCTCAGCTACCTTGAACCTGATCTTCTGTTCAAGTGCAGGGTTGTCCTTGACGGCGTCGATAGCCTTCAGGAAGCCCTGACCTATGTTCTCACCCTCGAACTTGAACCACG